CCTGCAGTGATTGCGGCAGCGTTGTAAGCTGTTGCCTCTTCGCCCTCAATAAGTCTTCTATCATATGACATGTTCCCTTCTGCTTGGCCTGATGCGAAATGCCAAATCATTTCATGTACTCTAAAGAAACCTCTCTCTGTTAATACCCTTCGGGTAGGAGGTTAGAGACATCGTTATAACTACAGCTTCCTGCGATGAGAACTACTTTATCGTTAAAGTTGTTGCTGTGACGATGTCTTATATGTATAAGTCAACGATTCAGATTTTTCTTTAAGAAAAGGTTTTCGCTTTCTGAGTTAATTTGTTAAAGTTCTGCTTCTTATCGCATAAAGGTAGCGGTTTAGAGCTGCTACAGCCCAGTTTAGTTCTTCGTGCTTCACCTAGCACATCTAAGGATTCTTATGATTAGGCTCTCTAATCGGTTGGCGTTCCTTCGTCCGAGAACTACTCGTCCATGTCTGCCCAAGGTTGGTGATTACATTTCACGTCTTCCACGCATAGGTTGTAAAACTAGTGTTCTTGCTTTTGGACTTGCATCCAGAAGACAATACCTTTATAATAACAAATAGTTATTGGACTTGCAACCAGAAGTGCCCCTAGAAATAGGGGCTCTCTTGTTATATAATAGCTTTCATTATGGGACAGTTTGAATCTGAGCTTACTAACGCTTACAAATCACACAAGAACTATTACAAGAAACTACGCAAAGAATATGCGCTGTATAAAGCTGGTAAGGGCGATAAACCTAAGTGGCCTGAAAAGCGCAAGCCAAACAACACGGCAGCCTACAGAAGAGCTCGTAATCGTTAAATAACAAAAACACCCCTCGTGGCACATCACTGAGGGGTGTTACTATATGTTTGTTTTATTTATCCATAAGCTAATTAATACATACCTAAAGGTGAAATAAAAACAAATGTGCGAGATAGTGCCTATGCCTATATACTACCACAACCATGAGCTTTTACGCTACGCTACTTTACTGGTATGCTATAGTTATAATATGCCATTAAAATACGAAAGTCGGTGCAATGTCTGCAGACTTGCAAAGCATGACCAACAACTTAAAAGACGTATTATCCACTCTACCTACTACGGGATTTCTAACCTTGAACCGCTCACGGCTATACAGAAAGATTACTCGGGGGCGTTTGTGTATGAAACACTCCGCAGACATGTCAATAAACATTGGGTACTGACTGAGGAAGAGAAGATAAAATATAAAAAACGCACACAAGGCGAACTTGTTAAAAAACTCCCAGCAACAGAAACGCAATTACCACAGATAACTCCCTACGTAAACGAAGATGAAGTCTTCGATGCCGTTATTAAGCAAGGGCTTGAGAAACTGCAATCAGGGGAAATGGAACTGTCCGCTACCAACGTTATAAAAGCAGCTGAAAGCAAAGCTAACCTAAACTTAAAGCGCAAAGACCAGCAACTTAAAATACAAGAAATGATTTGGCATTTCGCATCAGGCCAAGCAGAAGGGAACATGTCATATGATAGAAGACTTATTGAGGGCGAAGAGGCAACAGCTTACGACCCTACCGCAATCACTGCAGGAAACGCTGAGCAAGGGGAGATACGACCCAGTGCTGTTCATCAATCAGATGCTTGGGATGCCACTGCACAGAGGACAGGTGAAGTACCTACGCCATATCCAGACGGAACTGCTGAAACCGCTGGACCAACGAGACCGAAAATATATATTGACCCCAGCTAACCGCTACGGTAAATCTTCATTAGTCGGCTGTCTTCAAATTTGGTACCTATTCTATAAGCATGGTATCCGCCAAGGTAATCAAGAAGCCTGGTACAAAGCTGAATACCGTACTGCTAATATTGCCCCAGCCTACTCACTGACTGAACCAGTCTTCAAATACATTGACCAAATACTTACAAGTCGCTTCCCAGTAAACCTACCAGACGGTAGAACGGTCCCCAACAAATGCCAAATAGAATGGTTCTATTTAAAAGAAAAAACAACCAACACGCCCCCACGTATGCAGTTCTTCAGTAACAACTCCTACATCGAGCATCGTACCCTCGGTGCCGACAAGGGAGACTCTCTCCAGGGTAAACCATACGGGCTTATCACCTATGACGAAGGGGGACGTTCCGCCCACCTAGAAGAAGAAGTGTCGGGCAACTTGCTACCTCGTTTATTCGACTGGGGTGGCGACCTTCACATTCTCAGTACCCCAGACCAAGAAAGTGCTTCTATTCTCTACCACTATGAGCTCTACCAAGACGGGAAGCATGGCAGAAACCAAACCTACACCCTAGAAGGAACGCTCAGAGACAACACTTTCTTTACCGAAGAGCAAATAAAGGCTCAATACAAGCTATTCAAAGATGACCCCATGGCCCCACAAATACTTGAGGGTAAGTTTTTACTTGGTGGTGACAACATTTACTCACCAAACGACATCTTAAACGCTGAAACAGAGCTACTTAATGACGGTATTCGCTATGAAGAGGGCCATAACTATGTCATTGGCATTGACACCGCTATTAGTAGTGATGAAATGGTCTACTCAGTGCTCCGTGAACCATGCAAAAATGGCCATGATGACTTGTGTAAAGAAGGAAAATATGCTCTAGTACGGCAAATGGCAGCCAAAGGCAACTCCAAAAGCCCCCAAATGCACTTAAATGACCTGGTCGACCTCGCCATGAGCTACAAACAAGGCAATAACCTTGCAATATTACTAGAAACATGGAATGGTGAGTCGGCTCGCTACTACATGGACATGCCCTACGAGCTCCAGGCAATCACTACGTGCTATGGTAGTTGGCAACCATCACGCCCAGTGATACCAGGCAACGATAACAAGCCCGTAAAACCAACCGCTAACATCAAAAAAGCGGATATTATCATAGTCCTGCAGAAATATCTAGCGGGGGGTGAGATTGCAATACCAAAAAACAATCAAAAACTAACTCATCAGTTGTCGATTTATCGTGAAGATGATGTTAAAATAGCAACAGACAGGGTTATTAGTTTAGCCCTTGCAACTTGGTTAGCTAACGACAGGAAAGCAAAGACCGCTCCCCTCGCATGGGTATCGGTAGAATGGTAAAAAATGGATAAATCATCAAGCAACTACGATAATCTACAAGCCGAATTTGTGCAAACACTGTTGGGCGAATTAGATAGCGTTAAAACAGAAATTGAAGAACGCAACGAAAATATTAAAGAGCGTGACGACTATATCTATGGTGATAGAATAGAAAAAAGCCTCGACACGCCAATGGGGCACGATAAAACACCAATCAACTGGCTTAAACGAGCAGTAGAAATACACCGTGACCAGTTTATGGGTCGTGGGTTCCAAGTAATCAGCACCTATAACGTTAAAGATGTGCCAGATGACCTAACACCAGAAGAAGCTTCAGCCGCAGAAGTAGAGAATAGCCGTAATAAAGCCTTTGCCGAACAGCGCAAAAACCTTATAGATGGCATTATTGAAGATAATGGTGGCCATCAACTATTTAAAGAGCTTGCTGAAAGTGCTGGAGCGATAGGTGATGCAGTCCTGAAAGCTTACTATGACGAAGATGACAAGAAATATGTACTATCACCAATAGAAGCTGTGGAAAACTTCTATGCTATCTGGTCCAGCGACAATTTCCGTGAGGCAAGCTTTTATGCTTTCATCAATCAAGAATCTAAAATGGACGTTTTAGAAGACTACCCAAGCCTCCCACAAGACATACCGACTTCTCCACTTGGCGCACCACTCAAATATGCTGAAGAAGGACCATCCAACTACACCTCTAGCCAGCCAATGGTAACTATTATAGAAGGCACTGGCAAAATACCTGGCTTTAAGAGCCAAAAAGGTCGTCTTAGTAAGTGTAAAATCGGTCAAGAGACTGAATTAAACGTAAAAATAGTCGCTAATAAGATAGTCCGCCTTATTGATGACCCAAAAAAGATACCAAACTACTACATACTGCCAAATAAACGACAACGCAGACGACCTTGGGGCGCTTCTGACATATCTGATGCAGCGATTAACATTAACCAGACTTACGTTGAGACGTTATCTGACTGGCGAACGCTTGCCAGCAAAGTAAACTTTCCAAAGATTAAAGCTTTCAACTTCCCAACTGGTGCCGATATACCGAAACCAAAACCACGCTCAGTTGAAATTCTCCCATTAGGGGAAGGGCAAGACTTACAGCTACTTAATCTTGGTGATGCGAACCAGTTTGACTTTAAAGCACAGCTTGATGAGTTAAAAGAACAGTTTGTCCGTGAAACAGCTATCTCTAGAGTGTTCTTCGATGACCCAAGTGTTACGCTAAACAGTAATCAAGCGCTTATGACGAGCATTAAACCAACGACTGACGTTGCTGAAGCTAAAAAAGCGCTGTGGCAACCAATACTGACTCAAATATTTAAAGATGCCATTACCACGCTCGCTCTAGTCGACAGTTCAGTAAAGCAAATCGCTGAAGGCGACTGGACGCTGCGAATCATGTACCCATCAGTCCTCCAAAAAGAAGACCCAGTTTACCAGCAGATGCTTCTTAACAGATTTAATGCGAACACAATTAGCTTGCAGAGCTATCTAGAGGCCCAAGGCGAAAGCAAAGAAGAAGTAGACCGTATCAAAGATGAATTAAAGGACAAAACAACGGCAGCTATTCTTGGTAAGCAAGTAGGGGCAAAGGTTCAGATGGAAATGCAGCAAGAAATGATGGCAGCCCAACAACAGCAACAGCAAATGATGGGGCAACCGCCAATGGCAGAAGACCAACGGAATCAAGTAACAACCCAGGCTGAAAACCAACCAGGAACGGGAGTTGTTTCACAGCCAGGCAGTGGGCAAGCAACACCAGTAAGCGCTGAAGGGGCAGTCAATATGAACCAACAGCAGATGTTAGGAGCATAAAATGGCTCGGACAACAACTACTGCACTACTGCGAACATTCGCATCACGTGAAGATGCTATCAAAAAAGAACAAGACAAAGTGGTAGACCGTGATTGGATGTTGAGCGATAAATCAGCTGAGGCACTAAGCTGGTACACCACGTACTATCAGGAAAGAGCTGATGCAGCTGGTAGTGTCAGCGAACAAATATCATTCAGCAACAAAATCACCACAGCAACACGCTCATCATTCAGCGCTCAGATACAGCAGCGAGCGATTGATGTGCTTGAGGGTAATGCGACTACGTATGATAAATACGCAACGATTATAAATCTATATAATCAAGCAGCAGACAACGGTGACTATGACTTGGCGCTAAACCTACGCCAGCAAGCCAACACTGCATGGAATACCTATGTGACCGAACAAGAAGCGCTCAGCACTGGCTATGGTGGTGGCGGTAGCGGTGGCTACGGCAGTAGCTCTGGCACCGATGATGCGATGAAACAATACGTTCAAGAAATAAAAGATTATGCTGCTGATGTAAAAAGTGGCATGGCAGCTGTCTATGATGCGAGTGGTAACCAAATGGTTAAGGGAGACGGAACACCGTTTACTCTTAATGATGTGTCTGACATATTAGCAACAGCTGGTGAAAAAGGTTTCCAGGAAGTTGCCCGTAATATGGGATTAGAAACAACACTATCCCCAACTGAGTTCTTTAATGGAATGATACAATCACAAGTTTCATCCATAGAATCAGCACTTGAGACAGTAACCGATGAAGTCGAACGAGCGAAGCTTGTTAAAACACTAGAAGACCTAAAGTTCAAAAACAAGTACGACTTTGGTGGGGTTGAGCTTACCGCTGATGAATTACAGCAAGCGTTTGTTAATGAAGCTGGTGGCAACCCAATGTACACCTTCACCTTGCAAAATGGCCAGTACAAACCAGTCAAGAACGCTGTCACAGATGTAGCGTTATGGCGTAACCCACTTACTGGTGACATGGAAAGCAACTACGTTTACGGAACATCTAACAGTATCAAAGCTCAGTATGGCTATGAAGAAAAAGAAGACTTACTGTACTACGTTGACGAAGCTGGCTCGATGCGTGTTGTCGATAAGACACTCGAAGATGGGCAGAAGGCGTATGAGCAGTACCAAAGCAATAAGGGGCAGGGCTACCCATGGCAAAAGGGCTACGGTACCAAAGAGTCGGCTGGTAAAGCAGTTATGACATATGATGAATTACTCAGTTCAATGGGGATACGAAAGGGAGCTGGGGGGATGCTCGAATTATCACCAGACCTACAGGAACGCTTCGCTCGGTTAGGATTTACTGATGCAACGATAAACGAAAGTTCACTAACCATTGACCCACGTACAGCACTCCCAGAGTTTAGGATGCCTGACGGACGAGCCTTCGGTATGTACTACGATGCGACCAACGACATCTTCTCACCAGTAGAGCAGAAACCAATGACAGCTGACCAATTCTTGGGTGCGAATAAAACAGCTCCAAGTACGACTCGGATACTTGGTGGCGTGAACATGATGCGTGACCTACAGACGAATATTAGAGGTGCTGCACTGCAAGGTGCCAATACAGCTAAGATTGTGCAAGGCCAGACACAAGCTGGTACTACAACTGGCGTACTACAAAATGCTGCAAATGCTCAAGCACTTAATACAATGATTACGAATGAAAAACTACGAGTAGAAGAAGTTAAGAGGTTAGAAAGACTAGCCGTTCAGCCAGTTATACAGCCAGTGCTTGGGCCAGCAGCTCCAGTGCCTACTGTTGGCATATTTAATCCTGGGCAAACCTGGTCAGGAGTACAGGTACAGCCACGTGTTGTGCCGAAGTTTAGTGGCGTTACAACTGCCCCATCAACGTCTATGACATCAGGTGGTTCAAAACTTCAGGGCGGTTCTGGCTCAATACAGGGGAGCACCACAAGATTACAGGGTGGCACGAGTATCCAAGGAGGTGGATTAAAAATCAACACTACAGTAGCGCCTACTTTAAAGGTAAGGTAACTATATGGCACGAGTACTATCGAATAAAGAACTAGCTAACAACCAAGCTGCGCTTGGTTCAACACTAAAAACATTTGGAAGTGGTAATCTACGGGTAAACGCGCTCCCAACAAACACCGCTCAACAGCAGGGTGCGTTTAGTAACCCACAATTCACCGCAGCGACACCAGGGTTTAAAAAACTACAAGCTGAACGAAAGGGCAACGCTTTCTCAGATGCTATGAAATCTGGTAGCCCACGTGAAGTGCTCGGTCTCGCAGCAATACCAGCAACGTTTGTCGCTGAAACAGTTTCATCATCTCTTTATAATGTAGCACAACAAATGTTAAGAGCAGATGCTATGGGACCAGTTGCCACGGCATCAAGAAACATAGGTAGAGTAACTGGTGTTGATGTATACGATACAGTAAAAGACAAGGTGCTTGATTATGCAGCGGTTAAAGCTAAGGAAGCCGATAAAGTATGGCAAAACGACACTTACTGGCAAGACCAAACAGCAAAACTTCAAGACTATGATAAGGCACCAAATGATTTGCAAGACTGGATAGACACTATTGACGGAGTAGCAACCATTATATCTCTTGGGCTTGGCGCAGTAGTAAAAGGCGGTGTGGTGGGGGCTGTCAAAGGCGCTGGGATATTTAAAGAAGCTTTCTTTAAACAGCAGTTAGCAGCAGTACTCAAAACGGCAAACAAAGCTGATTCAGCTATTGTTAATAAAGCGTTCTCACAACTTATAAAGACACCTGTGCCAAAAACACCTGGGATTGGAAAGATAGCCGTAGAGAAAGCAGCCACGAATACTATAAAAGATAAATCTTTGCGAGCAGCTGCTTATTCTATGTTATCTAATAGAACCTGGAAAGGCGTTGAAGATAGAATCGTTATCCAACTTGGTGGTAGCGAAGCAGCCAGGGCGATTGCCAAAGATGTAGCTATTGAGCTTGCTTTACGAGCACCAATGCGTAGAGAAAACATGCGATTTGCAGCTGATATAGTAGATGCGTACCAGAACGAAAACTACTTCAGTAATGGCGATAAAATAGGAGCGATACCTGGGACAGTATTAGCTGCTGGGTTTATGGTACTCGGTGGACCACTTGGGGCATTGACACGTAACGCCCCGACAGCTGGGAAGCTGATGAAAAATACCCTCTACAACGAAAACACTTACTTTGATTTAGTGATGACTGGTATGGGGGTTGACGGTCAATTCGCTAATGGTGTTCGAAGGTTTATGGAAACCGCTCCACAGCATTTACGGGATGATGCAGCACGAGCACTTCGCTCAGTGCAAGCGATGAACATGACCAGGGGAAGCGCTTATCACGCAGCGCAGCAAACAATACAACATCTCAAGTACACACACCCTGGGAAGAAAGTGTGGACAGCCGAAGAGATTATAGAAGGTATGGTTAAGTATAACTATCTAGCAAAACAATTAGATGCGTTTCAAGGTAAAGCCAAAGATGGCACTTACTATATACTCGCTCGCTTCGATAGAGACACCCAGATAAAGATAGCTAATGATATAAAAGCTAAAATAGCGGTTGCCACAAAACAGGCTGGCAATAAAAAACTTACATTTGCTGAGAAAAAAGCGCTCGCTCGTGACTACGTTATGGAGCAAATAGAAAAGGGAATGTACTGGGCTCAGAATAAAGAGATTGTTGATGAAATACTTAAAGGAATAGATAATGCTAAGCGTTCAGAAAACATCTTTACCAATATAGAAAAACATATTTCTACATGGCCAAAAGCTAAGGGCATATCACGAAAACTCAACGCAGAATTTGCTGCTAATGGCTATGTGCCAGTTGCAGCTGATTCAAGAAAAGTAGTAAAGTTTAGAGAAAGCAACATACCAGTACGTTCTAGTACGCAAGCAGCTGCCGATATGTATATTGAGCAAGCCAATATGGCCAAACCTATTTTTAGGTCTGTTGGGGGTATATTAACAAAACTCGGCCTCAGCCTAGACGATAGCGCAAAAATTGCCTACGAAGACGTAAGGGCGGGGAGTGTCTTTTACATAAAAGAAGCACTTGGTAGAGATGAAGATTTTGCTAAGAAAGTTATACGAGCTATCGAGCAGTACACCGCTAATGAAAAAATGGCGCATGGCGCACTCGGCAAAGCAGCTCGCAGGACCGTTACTGATGCACGACAGATGACAACGAGAGAAATAGTTGTTGCTATGAAAGATGCTGGCATAAAGGGCATCACAAAAGATGAGGCGCTTTCTATAAGAAGGGCTATAAACCAAGCGAATATAGACTTACCACTTAGGATAAACGGTTTAGCTAACTGGCTTATTGCTAAGTCATACCGCTACAACCCTGCTTATAAGTACTATTCACGAGCACAAGGCGCTTTTAGGTACACATATAATCCATTCTTTAAAGTACAAGAAAATATAGAAGCGGAGCTACTTGGTCAGGGTGCAGTGCAGGGTAAAACACCGTGGATAATGGGCATGGGGCATGTTATGCCAGGTAAGGCCAAAGAGCTCGATGATATTGCCAGTAGAATGGAAGAAATTGGCATGTTCCGTACACAGGGGGCGAGTGGTTTTGCCAGCTATGGTGCTGAGGATGCTTTCATTGGTAGAATAAACACCGTTCTAACCCAAACACAGAAACGTAACGTAGCAACAACCGTACAGCGCATGGCTAATAGTATGAATATGTCAGTAGATGATTTACTATTACGTCATCCACAAGATGTGATGGACATAGTACGCCCAATCATACAGTACCCAACAAAAGGCGTAATTAACTCTAGTCTTGCGAAAGCACTTAACGTAGCTATATTCCCAGCTCGCTATAACATGAAAGTAACAGGGTTGGCAGTAAGCTATCTTTCGAAACAACCGCCAGCAGTACAGGTACTCACTATTAACAAATTATGGGAATTCCAAAACTGGCTTAAAAGTGATGAAGGGTTATTATGGCAACAAGAAAACAGGGCAGCGATTCAGTTTATCAAGTGGCTAACGCCACTCGGCTCAGTGCAGTGGGTGCTTGACGTACTCAATAAACCATTTGGGCAAGACAGCGAAATACAGAGTGTCGGTGACTTAGGCTCGCTAGGTGGACTGCCTTTCGGTGTCATCACTCAGATACTTGACTCACAGGGAGTCATCAATATCAATGCACCATATGTGAACCCAGAAGATGGTGAGATATATGCCAAGTACATACCAGAGTCAATGAAAGCAAGAGTGGCTAGTGCGGTAACTGATTTGCTTGGTTCCACGTTCTCTTACCCAGGGCGTACTGTTGGGTTGCCAGGCAAAGGCCAAGCGCTACGTGAGGCAGCTGCAATGATAGGGCTAGACCCGAAAAAAGAGGAATGGACCTATGTGCATCGTACTGATGACGACTTGAATAATCTTGGGAAACGTAAAGTTGAATTATGGCAACAAGCTTACTTAGAAGCGTTTGGAGTAAACCCACCAGTGAATACTAAAGCAGCTCAGGGTCAGTACCAAGGTATAATAGCTAATGATGTTATCCAATATGAAAGAAAGCCATACCTGAACAAGTCACAGTTAAGAGAACTCATAAATGCCCAGAAAGCAGCTAAGAAAGCTAAGAAAGAAGCTGAAAAAGCGGCAAAGAAAGCAAAGACTTCACCAACTAAAGTAATCAATAACCAAACGGTAAAAGTAAAACCAAGTGCCGTAAGCGGTCCATTCGCTGGACAATAATTGACATTAGTAGACAAATATACAACAATAAAGGTAGATGTTGTTATTTGGGCAACATAGTATAAGTTAAAGAATGGAGAAACAGATGTCCACAGAAGACACAGACGTTAAGTCTGAAACGGGAGCTGATAATAAGGCACTCGATTCTAATACTAATCAGCAAGACACCCAACAGGGCAATGACTTGCAAACTGAAGTGGAGAAACTTCGCAAGGAGCGTGAGCAAATTGAGATGGAACGAAACCTACTTCGAAAAAAGCTAGAAGCAGAGGAAAAAGCAAAAGCTGAAGCCGAAGCTAAACAGCTAGAAGAGCAACAAGAATTTAAAACTTTGTATGAGCAGGAAAAGCAACGTAGAGAGCAGATTGAGCGAGAGCAAGCAGAAAAAGAAGAAAAACTATCGCTTGCATCAGCTAAAGAGACGGCACTCTCAGAATTCTCACCAGAAGTGAGAGAGCTAGCTAAAGAACTTGGCTTTGAACTCACATCAGCCGATGACGATGCAGTGGCATCATTTAAGGGTAAGTTAGCTAAACTAGAAGAAAAGGTTAGCAACGAGCAAAAAGTTACCCCAAATAACCCAAGCAGCCCACGAAAACCTGGTGTGCCAACTGGCGATGACTTACGATTAGCATTGAAAGACCCCCAGTCATTTGATGAAATCGTGGCCAACATGCCTGGTATAGCAGGAATGATGACCCCAAAGAAATAGCTCATACGCTAATCTTAGGAGATTAACGAAATGGCAATTGGCCTTATTACTCACATGGACACAACCCGTGTAGAGGACGTAACAGATTTAATCACCAATGTGGACTATGAAAGCACCCCTTTCTACTCAAGCATTGGTACTGCAACAGCAGTAAATACCCTTCACGAATGGCTAGTTGATACCTATGCCAGCGCTGCACACAATGCTGCTACTGAAGGTAACGACATTAGCTTTACTGACCTAACACAACCAACTCGTGTAACGAACGTTGTACAACTTTTCCAAAAGGATGTACGTGTTTCTAACACCGAACAACGTGTTAGCCACTACGGCCAACGTGACCCATACACATACCAACTTCAGAAGAAGATGGTTGAAATGGCTCGTGATGTAGAAAAAGCATTGGTACAAGGCACACGTGCCTCTGGTGCTTCAGGTGTTGCTCGTCAGTTGGGCGGTGCAATCGCACTTATCACTACGAACAAGACAGCTCGGACTTCAGGCACAAGCCTTAGCGAAACTGAGTTTAACGACATCTTAGCTGGCATTTTCAATGCTGGTACTGACTTGAGCGTTGACAAAGTATTCGTTGGTAGCTACCTAAAGCGAGCAATCAGCGGTTACACTGGTGGAACTACTAAGTTCACGAGCGCTGACGGTAAGAAAGTTTACAACACTGTTTCAGTTTACGAATCAGACTTTGGTGTTCACATGATTCACCTAAGCCGAGAAGTACCAACAGGTGGCTTCCTCGCAGTAGACTCCAGCAAGTGGCGTGTCGCTTACTTGACCGATGGTCGCCCACAACACATCCCTCTCGCTACTATCGGTAGCGCAAAGCGTGGTATGTTGGAAGCAGAACTTACATTAGAGGGACTCAATGAGAAATCGTCCGCATTTAGGTCAGGGTACTATACAGGCTAGTAACTGAAAAGTTAGTAGGTTGTAACAGATTGGAGAGGCACTTGCCTCTCTTTTCTTTTGCGTTAAAGTATGATAGCATGTAGGTTATGACAATAAAACAAGAGTTTAAGATAGAGTGGCATGCTTGGAGAAATATGATAGCAAGGTGTTATTACAAAAAAACTCCAAACTATCATCGGTATGGGGGCAGGGGTATAACTGTTTGTAGCGAATGGCGTGGAGAGAACGGCTTTAAGAACTTTTTAGAGTCTATGGGGCTAAGACCAGGCAAAGAGTACTCATTAGACCGCATTGATAATAACGGCAATTATGAGCCGTCTAATTGTAGGTGGACGACAATGAAGATACAAAGTAACAACCAAGAGAAAAATATTAAGATTACGCACAGGGGAATAACTAAAACGCTAGCGGAGTGGGCTGATTATACTGGTATGAATTACGACCACATAAGGTCAAGATACAGAAAGGGGTGGGATACGAAAAGTATGCTAGAATCGCCAAAAGGGAAAAACCATATTGAACGGAGAATCAACTCAAAAAGCCATACGCTTACACATGGAGGAGAAACACTTACTGTTGCTCAATGGGCAAAAAAACTTGGTTGCAGTTACGATGTCATAAGGTCTAGGGTGCGATATGGGTGGGAGCCAAAACGTATAATTGAAACACCAGTTTCAAAGGGGAAACTATATAATAGGTAGGATAGTTGTAGTCTTGACAACACAGAAGACCCCCGTTACTGGGGGTTTTTTGTTTGCATCGTAAAACCAGTAGCGGTATTGTTGTAATATGACTAAAGACAACAAACCACAGGGGGTAGCAGACGTTGTTGGGCTACCAGACGAAAAAGACAAAGAAAACATACTCATTATTATTAAAAACTTTGAAAAAGAGAACCCAGGTGTGCTGGTTCACACTATAGAAAGCGCACGACACGACTTCAAAGAACAGGGCTTCGATAAGGCGAAGTATGGAGTAGTGAATAAGGCTGCACAAGGGAGGATAGTATTTGAGCTACCACAAGAGCTAGCTGGCAAAATAGAGGAAGCCTACCCATTTATGTTTAGAGATAAAAAACACTTTGCTTGGTTCGTGCAGAACTTCAAAGCACTAATGATACCAGCTAAATACTAGGGGGATATATGGCAAAAGATAAGATAGCACTGACGTTGATTGTAAAAAGCACTGACGATGAAGCAGAATACCTCGATAAAGCGCTCAGGAGCGTTGCAAAGTATGTAGATGGCATATTCATCAATGTAAATCATAAAGAAGGCGTAGAGCCCTCTCAGAAGGTCCTAGGCGTATGTAACAAGCACAAGGCAGAAATTGTGCAGACTGTATGGACTGATAACTTTGCAGAAGCTCGCAATGTCGTAGCTGATATAGTCCCAGACGATTATAAGTGGATACTGTGGCTAGATAGTGATGACACGCTATTGAGCCCCCACAAACTGCGCAAGGTAGCAAAAAACGCACATGGCGTAGATGCGGTTTATGTTGACTATCTATATGATTTTGATGAGTTCGGCAACCCAATTACTATCCATATGTCAGCTCGCCTATACCGCAACAATGGGAGCCACGTTTGGAAGGGCAGGATACACGAAACACTTGTAGAGACAAGGGCTGCTCGCACTGGCATGACAAAAGACATCCAAGTGATACATCACGCTGATGAAAGCAAGCGTGAGGCTAGCCTTGCTCGTAACATCAAATTATTAGAGATGCAGTTGGAAGATGAGAAAGATGAGCCAGACCCACGAACGCTGTTCTACCTTGCGGGTAGTTACATTGATGCTGGCGAAGACGATAAAGCGCTAGAACTATATGAAGCCTATGTAAAAATGAGCGGTTGGGACCAAGAGCGCTCGCAAGCCTACGTTGGCATGGCACGAATACTAAAACGAAAAGACATGTTTGGAGATGCACGAGTATGTTTATTACAAGCGATTGGCGAAGCGCCAGAAGACCCCGAACCATATGTGGAATTGGGTCAACTAGAGCACGAGCTAGGCAACGAGAGCAAAGCGCTAACGTGGTTAAACTACTCGTTGAACATAGATGTCAAACCATCGACTCTTGTGTACAATCCACAGAGTGTAGCGTACAGAGCCAACTTACTTGCATCGGAGGTATGCTCCAGCATGGGGGGCGCTCATCTCGAGAAGTCACTCGAATACGCAGAAAAGGCACTCAAAACACGACCTAAAGATAAGCTATTATTAAATTATACGAACAATATACGAACAGCAGTGAAGCACAAAGCAGAGCTAAAGAAGATAGTGCAGCTGGTGCGTGATGCAAAAGGGGATAAGTATAAAACACGAGCTATCCTTAGCAAAGTGCCTGACGAACTAGCTGATAATCCTATTATCGTACAGCTTCGTGGCAAGTTTACGCCGTTCACATGGCCAGAGAAAAGCATTGCTATCTATACTGGTGAAGCTGCTATTGGCGAATGGGGACCGTGGAGCCTTGCCGATGGTATTGGTGGTAGTGAAGAAGCTATCATACGCATTAGTAAGCACTTAAAAGACCTCGGCTACAAAGTAGTGATATTCGGCACAGTCGGTAATCGGGCTGGAGATTATGACGGTGTGCAGTGGCGCAACCACTGGGAGTGCCAATTAGATGACAACTTTGATATATTTGTAGCTTGGCGTAACCCTTACCTATTTGACAGAAAGATTAAGGCCCGTAAAGTCTACCTATGGCTCCATGATGTTATGGACAAGGGAGAGTTTACTGAAGACAGACTAGCAAAGATAGACAAAGTTATCTTACTTAGTAAGTACCACCGTACTTGCTACCCAATGGTACCTGAAGATAAGGTGCTATATAGCGGAAACGGTATAGACAGTGAAGATTTTGAAGAGTTTGATAACATTGAACGAGATTCACAGAGAGTTATTTACCAAAGCTCACATGTCAGAGGATTACAGTACTTGTATGAGATATGGCCAGAGGTGAAAAAAGCTGTTCCCAAAGCTACGCTAGATGTCTACTACGGTTGGCATAGCTATGACAAGATAAATGCTGGCAAACCTGAGCGTATGGCGTGGAAAGAGCGCATGGTGCAACTGGAGAAATCACTTGATGGCGTTACAGACCACGGAAAAGTAGGGCAGCGTGATATAGCATTAGCAGCAAGTAGCGCTGGTATATGGGCGTACCCATGCCCATTTCCTGAAATCTATTGCATCACTGCCGTAAAAGCACAGGCTGGTGGTGCGGTGCCAGTCTGTAGTAATTACGCAGCACTTGATGAAATGGTACAGTACGGCGAGAAGATGCCACTATACCCAATGACCGAAGAGAAACTAGAGCACTACAAAGACAGGCTTATCTGGTGGTTACAGCACCCCGAAGAGCAAGAGAAACAACGCAAAGCCATGAAGGAATGGGCACGAACACTCACATGGCGCAGTACAGCAGAAGGCTGGGCGAGGGACTTCGAGCTATGAAAATAGGAGTCGTTACCGTTGCGTATAATGAAGAACGGTTTATAAAAGCTTGTATCAATCAGTTCGCACCATATGATGTATCACACCTTGTTCTTATATCGAGAGTACCTTGGCACGGGGATAGTTATCCACAGGACAAGACTGGAGAATATGCCATAGAAGCGGGGGCAAATGTTGTGGAAAAAGTGTGGAAAAGTGAGGCAGAGCAACGTAACTATGGGCAAATATTCTTTGAGAAAATGGGCTATGATTGGGTTCTTATAGTGGATGCCGATGAGTTTTATGCTCCAAATACAATTACTAACCTTATGCAGTTTTTACAAATATCTAATGATGAAGCAGTAACAGCACCGAACATGTTGGTCTACTGGAAGAACGAGAACTATCGAATAAATGCTCTACAAACTGATAACCCAATCATAGCGGTAAGACCAAATCTGAGGTTTAGTAAAGCCAGACAAGCAGAGGGACACCGTGAAGGTATGCCAGCACTATTGCACCATATGTCATATGTCAGAACGAATGATGAAATGCAAAAGAAAATTAGCAGTTTTGAACACGCTGTCGACTTCAATATAAAAGATTGGTATGACAATGTTTGGCTACAGTGGACACCAGACAGACGGAACTTGCACCCTGTTAATCCACCACAATTTGAGAAAGCAATACTACATCCAATACCAACAGAAATACAGGAGTATTTTAATGAGACAACTACCAGCGACTCATAAGCAGAGCATTATCGGCAATCTAGGACAATGGTGCTATGAGGTAGACTCAGAATTTCAACAAGCTAACGATGCCGCAGCTGAAGATGCAGCCTCATATATGACAACTATGACTGTCTACGAGTTGGGTTGTGGTGATGGTGCGTCACTACGCAAGTTTAGACAGCTTGGTTTTGATACAGTAGGTATTGACATCAATGCCGATAAATTAGACCGAGCGGTTGGTAAAACCATTAAAGCTGATATGGTGGATTGGTTATGGGGAGTCAAAGACAACTCACTACCAAACATCTTCATGCACCATAGCCTAGAGCACATCATAAACGTAGATGAACTACTTGGGTTGGTAACGCTCAAACTCGCTCATAACGGTATCTTTTACTGTGTTACACCAGCTGATGATACGCCAAACACGGTACACTACACCGCCTTTGATGAGGCTAATGAACTGCTACCACCATCACTGATACCACTTGTAATGACTAAACAGGAGCGCTTTGGCCATCCTGAGTTTAAATGTGTGGCAAAGAAATGATTAGCGTAGTTATACCTCACTGGAACTATGACGACCATATGACTGGCGTACTACAAAAATGTGTGGATAGTCTTGTTGGCTATGATGAGCTGATTATTGTAGATAATGACGGTATAGGCTTCGCCAAAGCAGTCAATAGAGGATTACGTATCGCCCATGGTGATTACATATTCATAGTTAATAATGATACTGTCCAGCTTAATGGTTCACTCAAAGATTTATGTTATGAAGGGACAGTGACCGTCCCCAGGATAACTGGACAAGTAGACCAAATGCCACGAGCTTTTTACTGTATGCCACGTACAGTCTATGAAGAAGTTGGCGGTTACGATGAGAGATTCAAGGTCGGCTATTACGAAGATGATGACCTTATCATGAGATGGAACATTGCTGATATACCAATACGAACAGTAAGCACTGTTGAGGTTATTCATATTGGCGGTGAGACAATGAAGCATACCGATAGGAAGAAGGCTATGGAAGATAATAAAAAACTATTTGATGAGAAATGGGGAGTATGATGGCAACGCAAGGATACACACAGCGGTTAGTTGAGATAGTTACTGTCAGCAAAAGGACTGGTTGGGAGCAACTAGCAATCGAAAGCCTTGATAAGCAAACCTATTACAATAAACATAAACGTAACTTTCGATGGATTATTGTCACTGAAGAACCGAACGATAAGCTACAAGCATTTATAGACCTCTGCGGTCCGAGTAAGATTAAGCCACTATTATTACAAGCACCAAAAAAGAAAGACGGCTACCCATCTAACCTCAACGCTAGTCTTAATTGGGGGCTGAAACATACCTCACCGACAGCCAGTCACGTTATCTTTTACCAAGACTTCATTGAGTTGCAGGAAGATACTATTGAGAAGCTAGTAAAAGCACGTAATGAAACAGCTCGAGCATTTGTCACTACCGCTACCCATGAGAATGGTAAGTTTGACGCTCGCTATACGGGTATGAATGGTATACGGCCAATTGAGGCTAAGGAATGGGAAGCTAATGTAGCGATAGCGCCACGAACAGCCTTATTCCAACTTGGCGGGTTTGATGAAGAATATGATAAAGGGTGGAGCTGGGATAATGTTAATGTTGCTGAACGAGCAGACCTCTTGGGATACAAGTTCTATATTGATGAAAGCATACAGCCAAATCTACACTACCATGAGAAGGAGCGCTCAATCCCGCCCAATAGTGAATTCCACGAACAACGTATGCGTGAAACACGGCATTTACAAAGCCCCCTCAAACTCAACTACCTGTAGCAAAAATTACAATAAAGTGCAATAATAAAAGCAGTATGACAGAAGAACAAATCGCAGCACAACAGAGAGAGAACATACCGAAACAGTATGTTGATGAGCCAACGGTAGCTGAGCCAACAGTTAATTCAGAACAGGCTACGATAAATGTTGATGCACCGCTAGAGCCAATGGTTGCTTATAAATTAGCTAGTTTATTCGGAGCTAGCTACGAACCAAATGAAACTGAAAAGACTGACCGCTTAAAGTACATTTACGATATAGCAGTTGAATCATCTGGCTCTAGTGAGTTCTTCAAGGTCGCTGAATACGTGCAGGGGGTTATAAGCCTTCTTGGTGCTCAATCAACCAAAGACCCACTATATACCGTGTATCAATGGTTAAAACTTGATGCAGAACGTAAGCGTGTAGAAAGAGAGATGAATTTATATGCCTCTAGGTGGTAACATATCGACCAACACTGACAATGCCGAACACATCGGTCAAATTGCTACTGGTGATAATATTGAAGCAAAACGTGTTGCTGGATACGTTTGGAATGGTAGCACATGGGAACGTGATTCAGGAGCAAACCCGAACTACGCCACTCGCATAGACGACCAATCGCCAATCCTTTATATAGGTAAAGCCCCTGTAGGAAGTTCAGAAAGTGCCGAAGTATGGCAGATAAGCAAATGGGATACTAGCACACTTACTCAAACGTGGGCAGGAAGTGCTAATTTTAATCAAGTCTGGGATGACAGAGGGAGCTTAACGTATGTCTGATTTCAAAATAGTAAAACTACTAGACCCAATACAAATGTCTATTAACGGCACATTCAACCCTATGGGGGCGTATAACGCTGGAACTGATTACGCAGTTGGTGACCAAGTAGACTACAACGGCTCATCATACATCATGTATAACAACGCTGGAGCTGGTACAGTACCAACAAACACTTCTTATTGGGGCTTAGTTGCTTCTAAGGGTGATACTGGCGCAGCTGGAGCTGACGGGCTAGATTCAGTAGTCCCAGGCCCCGCAGGGAGTAACGGCACGAACGGAACCAACGGAATTGACGGCAAAACTATCCTTAACGGAGCAGTTGACCCCACAACCGAGGGCGTAGATGGCGATTTTTACATTAACACTACTTCTGACCAAATCTTTGGCCCTAAAACTGGTGGAGTTTGGGGTACAGGTACTTCAATCATTGGCCCTGCTGGCGTGGACGGAACTGACGGTGCTTTTGCTGGCAGAACTATCACAGGCACCACAAACCAAATCACCGTAACCAATGGCGATGGGGTAAGTGGCAATCCTACGCTGAGTTTGCCACAGGATATACATACAGGGGCTAGTCCTACGTTTGCAGGGGAATCATTAAGCGGGAAACTAGCAATCACGATACCCAACTCTGGAAACGCAAATGCACTTGATATAACTCAAAGCGATACCACAAATAATCCAATAGCTGCAATCATATCGAACAGTGGAACGTCTCAAGCTCTCAAAGTTATCCAGAATGGTAACACCAGCTCGTCTACATCGACTGGAGGCTCAATATTACTGGATAACTCAGCAAACACGGGCGCTGGACTAATTATCTACTCTAACCAAGCGACCCCATCAGGGAGACTTGTAAATATTCGAGCAAATAGCTCAACCTTTGACGAAGCAGCATTACATGTTGACTATAACGGTACTCGCAACGCAGTCGAGATAGTTGCCAACAGCGTAACCGATGATGCTGTGCCGCTTACCATTACGAACACGAACTGGACTGCATCAACTATTGGCGTAACTTCAGACGTGGAGAATCACGGTTCTTATAAGAGTATCCACTCGTTCCCATCGGCAGGAGTTGGGGCAAGTGGGAGCGATGCCGTTGCTTCACACATTTCGTTAGACAGCCAGGGGGTCGGCACAGCGGTACAGGGCATTTTTATGACCTCAACAACCGCAGGAGGTGGGACTTCTGGTAAATTACTAAACCTGCGTAACAGGGTACAGGCCATTGGTGACGTTGAAACAGAGTTGCTCACGTTAACCGGTGATGGCTTAATGGGTCTTAGTTCTGCCACGCCTGGGGCGGTTTTAGATGTAGCCTATGCCAATAAAACAGGCGTAACGGCAGAGAGCGTGTTGTTCAGGTCTAAATCACAGACACTCACGCTCACAGATGGCACGACCATAACGAACTTCAGGCAAAACCAGTTCTTAGCTCCTACTATAAATGGTGTTGTCGGTGGTGGAACAGAGACAGTGACGAACGCAGCAACGGTTTACATCGACAACGCCCCTAGTGGTTCAAATATCACATTCACGAACGGCCCATACGCACTACTCGTTAACGCTGGAGACTCTAAGTTCGGTGGTCAGGTAATCGCTACTGTATTCAGAAGCATATCAGGTGGGCTTGTAAACAACTCATCGGCCAACAACGCTAAGGTTGACCCTGCGTCCACAGGCACGACAATAGTAAGAAACATCAATGATTCAAACACGGCTCTGATAGTACAACAGCAACATGCTTCTAGTACGGGAAATATAGTAGATTTCAAGAGCGCTACTACGGTGGTATCAAGTATAAATAAAGCGGGTGTATTCTTACCAGTTCAAGCCGCAACTGCCTCAGCCCCCACCTATGTTAAGGGTGGTATCTATTTTGACACAACATTAAATAAACTCCGTGTTGGTGGTGCCACCGCTTGGGAAACAGTGACAAGCGCATAAATTAACTAAAGGAGTACACATGAACATATCGCGAACAATCAAAGACTCGTTGTATTTACGGGAAGTAGAAGCGGTCGCAGCAATGAACGGCTGGACAGCAGAAATACCTAACCCTGCATTTGTAGAGGGCGGTACAGAGCCAGCAACAATCCCAAATATTACTAAAGATGCTTTCTTCAAGAAGCAGATTAAGGCATGGGCGAGGAATCAATTAGTAGAACATTCAAACCGACAAGCACTCGCAAGCGTGGTAGTAGAAGAAGATAACTAATAGGAGGCAGGAATGGACTTAACAAAAATTACTGACGTAAAAGAACTAAAAAGTCTAGCATACGACCAAATGGCACAGCTAGAGCAGACACAAGCCAATTTGAGAATGTTAAACCAACGAATCGCAGAGTTAAATGAAACTACTGAAACGCCTAAAAAGGGGTAGATGTATGCGCCACAAACTCGGTTACTCATGTGTAAATCGGGTTTGTTTGGGTAGAGAAGAACATTAGTAGAGAAAGTCTAGTGATAGTGTTAAAATAACAACAGAGGATAACAACAATGGATTTTGCAACAGCACTAGAAAATTTGAACATAGACCTGAACGACACAGACAACTTTACGTTCACGGAAGAAGAGAAGACACGAGCGCTAGAAGAGGCGTGGCGAGATGCCTATAACACAGCAAGCGTATGGGACGAAACTACCACCTACAGCACCAGCACCTACTCATATGCCATACCAGCCAGCATTAAGGTAGTAAAGGGCTTGTATTACAAAGAAGCAAGCACTTCATTCCCGACACCAATTGGTAGTGATGCGTGGGAGTTAGTGAACGGCTACGTTAAAATCTCACCAGAGTACCAGTACACTTTCGCTGATGGCTCAACACTAGTCTTTAAAGGCACGAAACAAGTAGCGACTACCGATAGTCTTGCCGAAGACCGCATAGAGTACATACTTAAATTAGCACATCTTAATACACTCAGACGCTTAGGTGCTCAAAAAGCTAATCGGTTCTTGAAGAATGATACATCTATGGCTGAGATAATAGCACTGAGAACTGCGTTAGAGCGAGACATAGCACAAGAACGTAGAAGGTTTAACTCTGGCACAGAAAGGGTGTAACCATGTCCCTTTACGATGTCGCAACCCTTGGCACAGACAACAACAAGATTACTTTTAACAGTACCGCTGTTAAGCCCTACTTTAGAGTACAGTCACGAGCACCACAAAGGCGTGAGCTTCGTGAGCTTGATATACCAATCCCCTTTGAGAACGGTATCGCTGATTTTGAAACACTAATTGGTAAGACCGCCTATGTTATTAACGGGACGATGTACCCAGGCAGTGAAGCTGACCATGATGACGGACTACGAGCACTCCGCAAGCTAGCCAGCCTAGAATACTCACAAGATGACAACCTTGCTGATGATGGCTATGTGCCATACACATGGTCAGAGGCAAACGGCAATCGAACAATATTCTTAAAGGTATTATATGTAAATATTATAGAGAGCACTAAAACAGGGTTTGTAAAGCAATTCAGCCTTATATGCAAGATAAAAGACCCGACCATCTATGGCGACTTACGCACGTGGAGCACTGAACAATCAGACCCAACTGGCGGTGGTGGTACAGCAGTCTATGATTTTGTTTACCCCACAGTATTCGGGGCTAATTACTATTCAGTATCAGAGAACGCCTATAATGACGGTGACATAGCGGTGTACCCAATTGGCATAACTGTCTATGGACCAGTTACAAACCCAAAAATTACCAACAGTGCAACTGGTGAGTACATAGAGCTTTCGGGCACAACATTGTCTAACTCATTAAACGTTCTGAGTATTATATATGATAAAGATACAATACGAGTTGAGCTTGATGGCAATAGCGTACTAAGCAAAGTGACTAACACGAGCACGTACTTTAAATTGCAACCTGGCGGAAATGTGATAACACTAACGGGGACAAGCGTTGGCACTGGTGCATATGCTGTAATGTCATATCGCTCAGGCTGGCCACTATAGACTATGGCTAAAGCATATCAGATTGAAATACTCAACCGTTCACTCGCTAAAGTAGCCGAGGTGATAAATCCATACCCACTCAACAGAGAGGGACATATACTACGCTTTAGTAATGAGCTATCGCACTATGGGCAGTGCACTTTTAGAGTAGCCACCGATGACCCAATGCTGGAAGACGTTGGGGACGTGTTAGAGCCACACCGTTACCATGTACGCATACGAAGAAGAGGAGCTATCGTATGGCAGGGAGCTATCACTGATAACCCAAGTCGTAATAAGAACTACATAGAAGTAACCGCCCACGAGTATCTATTCTACTTAGACAAAAAGCGTGTAAAGCGTGATGCTGAAGTAGTAGCTGGTGATGGGAAGAACAATTACCGAAGATTTGAAAGCGGTACGATGGCAAGTGCAGTCAATGCTATCATCACAGAAATGCTGGCAGAAGTTGGGGCTGAGTACGCACTCGATGGCATGACAATAGGCACAATTGAAAACCCTAACTACCCGAAGAACTTTACTACTACAGCAGGAGTTGCCCTAACTGGTGGCTGGAACTTTAGCACAAGTGTTATCATGCAGTTCGACTACCACAGCATCTTACACGTTCTCAAGAGCTTTGGTGCTGTCTCTAACGCCGACTTCTATATAGATACGGCACTACGGTTCCAGTTCAAGAAATTCGTTGGCAACAAGAACTATGACATTGGCTTTGACTACGGTACTCATGGCAACATCATTGACTACGATGTACCACGCTATGGCAGACGTATGGTAAACGATTACTATGGTCTTGCTACAGATGAGCAGGGTAAGCTGTTGCGCATAAACAAGCGAGATAATACGTCTATAAACAACTACGGCCTCATGGAAGGCTCTACAGCGTTCTCAGACGTTATAAATAAGAACATACTTGACGCTCGACTTGCTGAAGACCTACGTTTCTTAGCGACACCAGAATCGTCACCAATAAATGTAACGGTAGACGATAAGACCTATCCATTAGGAACCTTCGGCGTAGGGGATATACGCAACATCAAGATAAAAGACAGCATTATCAACTTCAATGGTCCAAGACGTATTGTTGGCATAACAACTTTGGTGCATAATACTGGCAAGGAGCTGGTAACGATACAAACAAATGCTCCTAGAGAAGAGGATATGATATGAGCGTCCACGATGTAGATATGAGCAGTGATAGCCGAACATCTGCTACACCACTAATCCACGATGCGCTTGCAGAGCGTAAAGCAGATGGTACTCAGGGTATATCTCAGAAGATAGATACAACTGAAGGTCCCTATGTGAAGACACTGAACGGACAAATCGTGGTATACAACTCCAATGACCAAGCGGTAATTGTGATGGGAATAGTGCCAGAATACTCAGACGAGCCTTTGTTTATTGTAGCGAAAGATGGGTATGATGTGTTTACGGATATACTGGAGGTTTAGATGAGCAAGATTGCCATAGCTTCTATAGCCGTTATAACAACGCTGAACTTCATCGTTGCCTTTTATATGATTAACCAGCCAATGACTGAGATAAACCACTATACGGTTCACCAATTACCAGTCAAGCAATGTACGGTAGAAGTAGATAAAGAAATAGTGGTTGAAATATAATGGCAACAGCTCAAGAAAAAGTACTAGAAAACATCGACAAAGTAGCAATGTCTAATTACTCACCCTATGAGAAGGTGCTTGCTATTGTTAGCACTGAATATAATAATGCAGATTCTACACTGAGTGCTGGTGGCACCTATGATGGCATGAAGACAATACCTAACCCGTTAGGTTATAAGGCATTACCAGTAACGCTAAGGCGCTGGGCATATCATGGCTTTCTAAACTTATGGATGCCAGATGATGATGACCGCACTAAAATAGAGCTAATACCACTCGGCGGTCTCAATGATAACCTAACAGTAACCGTTACCGACACTGAGATACGATTGTACTATACTGATGTTTTTACACCATACGGTGATATATACAAGGTTAAAATATTTCTGATGGAGATATAGCTATGGTAATAGATGACATTAACCCAAAAGCCCTATCAAAAGCCACCATTGCCTCATTCCAGCCACCAATAAAGATAGCCGTGAAAGGTCAGCTTACGATTGACTCTGCAACTACCGAAGTAGTGCATGGGCTTGGGTATGTACCTATGGTGAAGGTATGGGCATACCAAAAAAGTGCGAGTGAGCTGGGGAGCTACCAACAAATTGCAACATTCCTAACATGGCACTATGGGTTTTTATTAACACCAGATGTAACATGGTACGCAACAACGAATAGTGTGTTTTTTACAAATAGTGTTAATGGACCAATAACAATAATTTATAGGATTTACTACGATGATTAGTTCTAGCAATATTCCATTTGCTCAATATGCTGTTGGTTATGAAGGTCTAAGAAGATATAAAGTAGTTGAAGTGCAAGAAACAGTAGCAGCTGGTACATGGCCAGCTAGCGATTTATACATCAATGTACCTGTCTATGATAGTAGTGATATATCAACTAGTCGGTTCAGAGACTATATATTTAATATATATGGTAACTATTCTGGTGGACCAAATGATAGCACCAAATGGTACGATGCGAAGGACTATGCCAAGTCAGCATTTTATCAAGAAACATCTGGCGGAGCTATCAAGAACTTTCTTATAAACATCGAGCAAGCCTATGTTGAGCCACCGTTCACACCATTTAGTGGTATTGGTATATTCATACAGAATACAGGAGCAGCGACATTAGCAGACGCTATTACATTTAAATTTAAGGTACATATCATGTATAGTCCAGTCACACAACAAGAGTGGGATTGGCAATAATATGATGTTATAATTACAATAGATATAGAATATTTAACAATGAGCACATTAGCACACAGAACTGGAGATAAATAATGGCACTTTATGTGAGCGCACTCAACGGAGGCTCTAACAATCACCCAACTACAAGTGAAGAGGCAAATGGCTATGCCACTGACTTTGTAAACGAAGGTATTGTTGGTTCCTACACTAACACCAACAGCGTAGCCCCAATGACTGGAGCTTTCGCAGTAAACGCACAAGGCACACCAGACATGACGGTAGCAGTTACTTCTGGCGTGGCTTATGTTGATGCTACGCCATCAGGCCAAGCAGAACAGTCACTACGTGTACGCCTTTCTGCCAATCAGAACGTAACTATCTCAGCTAACAGCTCAGGCTCTACTAAATATGATTGGCTATACATTAAGATAGACCCAACTAATGCTAACAACCCAAATCTTGCTGGTGATGATGTCGCAACTTTAGTAACTTCTCGCTCTACTAGCAACACATCAGACGATGGTACTCCTCCAACATATGGCTTGCTGCTCGCTATCGTAACAGTAGCCAACGGTGCTTCTAGCATTACTAATGGTAATATCCGAGACGCTCGTGTACAGGCATCAGCTACATCAGTAGACACTGCCGTAACCACTGGATGGGTACAAAATTCACTTCCAGCCGTTTCATCAGTCACCGCAAATGGCGACCGTTCATACACAGTAGCTTTTGCTTCTGATGTATCAGCCACTCTTTCAGAGGGTATGCGACTCAGAACCACAAGAACAGTGGCAAGTACTCAAAACGCTTTCTCATTAGATGGAAGTAATGATTACTACAATAAAACCTCACCTAGTGGTATGACCTTTACTGATGACTTCTCGGTGAGTGCGTGGATATACCTTACTAGCTACGCTATCGGATATATAGCTTCAAGATATAACGGAACGAGTGGCTGGGGATTAACCGTAAACGCTGACGGCACTATACAAATGCGTGGTTGGAATGCTAGTTCAGCTAACTACTCAGAAATAAAGTCTTACCAATCCGTCCCCCTTAATAGGTGGGTACACATCGCAACACAATTAGATATGTCTGCTTTTACTGCAACCACCACAACCTCTTATGTAATGATAGACGGTGTAAATGTCCCAGCTGTAGTAGCAAGAGCTGGTACAAACCCAACTGCATTAGTGCAAGCTGGTAATTTAGAAATTGGCTCAATAAATAGTGGCACAAACCCATTCCCTGGCTACATAGACCAAGTAGCTATCTATTCAGCTAAAGTAACCCAAGCAACCCACCTAGCAGCTATGAACCAAGGACTTACAGGTTCAGAAACTTCTCTTATCTCTGCTTACTCTAACGGTTCTACAACTGACCTAGCAGCCACAGGCAACAACCTTACAGCTCAAGGCGGTGCAACAACAGTAGCTTCTTCTTGGCATGGTGATAGAGGCACTTCAACTACCTTAGACTACGCACTTGTTATGGCAGTAAGTACCACAACCGCAACAGTTCAAGTACCAGAGGGTTGTACCTTACCTACAACAGGTGGTATTACTTCTGTTTCTTATTCTACACAAGCTAATCCTTATGGGTGGGTGAGTGATAAGGGTAGGTGGGCTGTTGAATATCTTAGAAACAGTGACGCAGCACAATCTTCGCCATCTGCGAATACATGGTATAACACAGGCACTTATATAACTATACCAATTGGGAAGTGGGCTTTAGGCTACAGGTGTTCGTTGTCTCAAGTACGTTCTGTTGCAGGAACAATAGACATACATGTAGGTCTATCTACTGCGAACAACTCATCGGGAGATTTACGATACAGATACCACAACTATACGACTGCTAGTACTGGTATCAGCGTAAGTTATGCGGCTGGGGATGATGATGAACAGCTTTCTTCTGCTCAAATTATGTATTTGAATGTTATGACACCACTTGCAAGTTCGGTTACTAGCATAGGTTTTGAGTCAGCTGCAACACAAACAAAAATAAAGGCTATCCCATCTAACCTATAGGAAACAAACCAGTGACAAAGACACAAGAAACACAAATAGCCCTCCACGAACAACGAATTACTGCTATTGAGGTTTATCACAAAACCGTAGACAAGAAGCTGGACATCATCTTGGACAAAATGGACAACCAGTTCGTCACCCAAAGAAACTACGAGCAAGACCTCAAAAGGTTCTTAAAGACAGACATAGAGATAGAAACCCGCCTAGCCGAGATAGAAAAGAACATGGTCACTCAAGACGACATGAGAACCTATCGCAACTCTCAATTCTGGCAGAAGTTTGTAACAGGTGTTGGGACGGCAATCATCACCGCAGTAATCGTTTATGAGCTAACAAAATGATACAAGTAAAACCCTTTATCATCGCCAACGCTGGCACAACCAAATATCTGTGTCTATCTAACGTGCGAAAAGGGTATGGCATACCAGCATACTATTCAACCGCTACGAAAGCGTGGAACGGCACACAACAGCACCGAGACAGAAACTTCCCTGCTGGCTGTGATGTACCTGTCTTTTATTCATGGACTGGCACGGTAGACGGTGTAAAGGATAACTACGGACACATCGCTGTCAGATTAGCTGACGGCAGGGTATGGTCAGACGGTAAATATTTTGCAAATGTAGACGCTCTAGTTGGAAGTTACCTCTCTAATGGTAGCTATCTAGGTTGGGGCGAATCAGTTAATAACGTAACGGTGGTAAAACCATCAGGAGGTGATATGCCAATCCCAGACGCAGACAACTATTACTGGCGATATAACAAACTAATGCTACAAGTCCGAGGTCGAAACATGACCCGTGACGAGTTTAGAAAGAACATCGTGGGAGTCAGTGACCTCACCGCTGTTGAGAGAATCAGCGACAACCCCGAAAGTGACCGAGCAACCGAGGCTCAACAGTGGGCTTTAGCAAACCGAGCATCTGTAGAGAAACGAATCGTTGATTTACAGAACATGGTGAATAACTTAGACAAACGAGTAAATGAGCAGTCTGGTCAAATCACTGGACTTACTCAAACAATAAACGAGAAGCAAGCAGAAATATCAACCTTACAAGACGAAGTAGTAAAAGTACAAGCCGAAAACAAGGAATTAAAAGCACAACTAGCTACCTGTGGCGGTGATGATACTGAGCTACTCAATAGTTTTGGGCAAATACTAAGGCAATTGATTGCCAGATTAGGAGTTAAGAAATGAAAGACTTAGTAAAGACTTTTATACTAGCGAACGCAAAAGCAATAGTCGCTTTTATAGCAGCTGTCATAGTACAGGTGTTTGGTGTAAGTTTGCCAGAGGAGGTACAAGTCGCTGTCGCAGCATTACTTGTTGCACTCATAGTCTGGTTAGTACCGAATAAATAAACAACGCCCCTCATTAGAGGGGCTTTTAAGTGAGGTAACATGGAACGTCTAACACGCAGAACTGAATGGCAAGGCTTTTACAAAGACAATGAGGGTGAAGCTCACGTTGTTGATATGGAATCAAAAACCTTTGAACCTGAAATAGATAAAGGCGATTTTATACGCCAAGCAGCCCCGACTATTGTAAAGCCGACCCGTAGAAAACGACCTGTTAGAAGTGACTCTGTGACTGTAGCGTTTGGTGATGCACAAATCCCGTTTCAAGACGAACGTGCGATGAACCTTGCCCTTAGAGCCGTAGAAGAACTGCAACCAGACAACGTGGTTTTGACTGGCGATATGTTAGATTTACCAAGTCTTTCAAGGTTTGAACAACGGGCAGAGTGGGCAGGAAGAATGCAGGAAGCCTTAGACCGCTATCACCTATTCTTAGCTGAAATACGAGCGAGACACATGGGTAGACTAGCCGTAGTACATGGAAATCACGAAGAAAGATTACCGAAGTTCTTGCGGAAAGATGCAGCCGAACTCATAGGTATTAGGAGAGCGAACGCAGAACACGAACTCGGAGTCTTAACGATTCAGTATCTCGCTAGATATGACGACTTAAACGTTGAATCAATCACAGGCTACCCCAACGGTACATTCTGGCTCGAAGATAACCTACAAGTCATTCACGGTACAGAAGCCAAGCGGAGAGGGCAATCAGCTGCTCGATACTTAGGCGAACAAGCAGTTTCAACTATCTTTGGACACGACCACCGACTACAGATAGCGTGGCAAACACAGGCAGTACGAGACGGCAAAAAAGACCGTGTAGCAGCCTCTCCTGGCTGTTTAGCACTCACAGATGGTTCAGTACCAGGCTTTCACTTTACAACGAGCGAGAGTGGGCTTGTCGTACCAAGAGCTGAAGATTGGCAGAACGGTGCATTAGCTATTTTTCACAATGAGAGAAACCATGACGTACAACCACTCCGAATGAGTGAGAGGGGCATAAACATAGGAGATAAATACTATGGAAACGAATAAACACCATTTATTTTTTGAAAGGGGCGAATACCGTAAACACCGAATCGCTAATCTAGTCCGTGAACACCCTGTAAACATTCATAGAACGGAAGTATGGAGACACCAACAACTTCACCATAAGATGATGGGTGGTTTAGCGGTTATGAGCGCACCATTAGGGAGAGAGCTTTTAGAGTTCTTAGGCGACTTACCACACGATATGTATGACGAATCACGCAAACTTACCTATTTACAGAGAGAGCAATACTACTTAGACAGATTGACCCACCGACAAGGCATTTTAGGCAAAGAGGCGACCTATTTTGCTAGAGCGATTGAAATGCAACTGCCTTACATAATGGAGCAAGAATAATGGAACGACAGCCAAACCACCAAGCACAACTAAGCTATTGGCAAGAACGTAGGCAGATAGCCCTAGAAGCCTTAGAAATGATAGACCGCCACATCGCCCAGCTTGGCATGGTGGCATCGCAAGAAACTTTGTTTGATGACGAAGAAGATTGGATTTACAGAGGTAATGAGTAGCCAGCTAATACATGGCGATTGCCTAGAAGAAATGAAGAAGATACCCGATGGGAGTGTTGATTTAGTTTTGACAGACCCACCTTACAAAACAATCAGTGGTGGTAATAAAACGCCGAAGTGGATTAGTGGATATGGTTGCTCAGTTTTACATAAAAATGACGGGAAAATATTTGACTTCAATAACATAACCCCCGACCAGTGGGCTAAAGAGGTATATAGAGTACTAAAAGACAACTCACATTGTTACATTATGTCAAACTATTTGAACCTCTTCAAAACTCAAGAAGCATTTATAAACGCTGGTTTTAAGGGTCACAACCTACTAGTGTGGGAAAAGAACACAGCCAATGCGAATAGATGGTATATGAAGAATTGTGAATACACCTTATTTTTCTACAAGGGCAAAGCAAAGTCTATAAATAACGCTTCCACTAAAACCGTACACAAATATAAAAACATTATTGGGAACAAAAAACACCCAACTGAAAAACCAGTAGAGTTGATGTCGTTATATATATCTAACAGCACCAACAACGGAGATACAGTTTATGACCCATTTATGGGTAGCGGTACAACTGGCGTAGCCTGTAAAAACCTAAACCGAAACTTTATAGGCATAGAACTAGACAAAGACTATTTTGAGATTGCGAAGAAGCGAATTGAAGATACACCAACGAGGTTATTATGAGTGAGGTTTACCCAAACTACCACGACCACATCATGCACGACAACCTACTCATGGAAGATGAACATTTTGCACAAGTCTTTGCACAGGCGTTTATAAACACAGGCACAGAACCCACACCCGAACTGTGCGAACGCTGGCTTGCAGAGGGCTTTGTGAATGAATGGGAACTAGAAATGATACTGGAGGCATACGAAAATGCTCGAAGCGAATAATCACTTAAACAGATACTCACTGCGAGACTGGTCACACGAACACTTGGCAGAATACACCCTATGGCTAGAGCAAGAGATAGCGAACAGAATCCAGTACTTAGACGATGTCAGAGCTGAATGGGATAGGCGTGAAAGAGAGGGCTACTATGAGCAAGCATGAACGTGAACCACAACCATACGCATTTGTTATAGAGAATGGCGAGCAAAAACTAATCTGTACACCAGATAACACACGAGCATACTTATATGAAGATAGTAAAAAAGACCACCTCTTTCACATACTCGGAGAAACTGAAGAGTCATATTGGGGCATACCAATCTACCGCAAGCATCTAGGTGACCAGTTTGACAAGGTAGTAAAGAAGATGATAAACAACGGCTTCTTAGTAGAAAATACCGAAGAAATGACGGAAAGCGACTGGGAGAACTACTACAAAGCCTATCCCGAAGACCGTCCGCTACCACACCCAGAAGAGAATTGGGGCAATACTAAGCATATGAAAGCCGACAACTGGGGTAGCTTTTTGGCGTATATGATGGAGCAAATTGCTAATGGAAAGCGAGAGGACTACTAAAATGATGGAGCAAGAACTAAACCGCTACATATATGAATACAAAGAAGAAATACTATTTTTTCTAGGCTTCTTGGCACTAATTAACATATTTGATAGGGATAAGAAATGATACCAGAATACAACCCAAAGATGGATATATTGGTCGGCATACTAGCCTTTTTAGGACTCTGCTTTGTAATATGGTTAGGAATACAATAAAGCCCCCGTTGCAGCGAGGGCTTTCGTATACGTTGTTATCGTTAGGCTGGATGCCACGTGCGAGTGTAGAGCCAGATGAGCTTGTTGCCACTAACGCAACTATATTATACTACTACTGTTGTAATTAAGCAAGTGCCATGCTACTATAAGCGTATCCCCAATAGTTCGCCCACCTTGCTATTGGGGTGTTACTAGGGCAGTGCAGTGTGCGGTACAGATGCACTGTCGCAGTAACAAGCTGAGTATTTTACGACATAACATTAACAGATGAAAGACGGGTTGAACATCATGGCAATTACCTACCAAAATGAACTTACTGCGAGGGAACGAGAAGAAATGGACTTTGCCCGTGAAGAAAATGAGAAGAACCGTAATTTTGAGTTAGAAAAAGCCCGTCTCACTAACGAGCTTGCAAAAATAGAACAACGTTGGAACCAGCTGTTTAGAATACCGCTGGTTATTTTAATACTACCTATTAAATTAGTAGTATCCTTTTGGCTGCCTTTGGCAATCTTTGCAAAGAACGATGCCTTGCAGGATTTGTTGAAGTTCCTAAAATCTTAGGGCTTATAACTGGAACGATATACGTAACATTACACAGCTCTAATGGATTTATTCTTCTTCGCCTACCCATATTTCTACCCTTGGATTTTTAATGTCTATTTCAGCATCAGCAGCGCCTATAGCTAAGTGTTGCCAATCATCATCAATTAAAAGGCCAGCTTTGACGAGTGCATCGTTCACGCTGGCTATCATATTATCTAAATCTCTGCGCCTGTTATCTTTTACAAAGAAGCTATAAGCTATGGTCACCTTGCCTTCGGAGCAACCACTGTATTGGCTTGTGAGCTGTTTATGGACATCATCTTGCCACTCTTTCACTGCCTTGGTGGTAACGGGGAACGGTTTACCTGTTCGTCTGTTTATTGCCATTCTTTTAGCATTTTTTTGTGCTGGTACTTGACCGAGCAGTGTTATGTTCATACCACAATAATGGCATTATGGTTATGATAAATCAATAGTGATATGACACACAATACACTCACCGTCATCGTTCAAACAATGCTTTCCGCTTGGCTGTACTATTGCGTAACCGCAGCTCATTCTTGGCTCGCTATCGTACCTAAATCAATGATGGTGTACTCTGGTGGTAGAGTGAGTTGTTCCCATTCTTCAGGGTTGTCTGTGTAGATGAGTATTTCTTTCATGCCACCTCCTTGTTAAGTTCTGCTATGCGGTCTAATATAGCTTGTTCTGGTACTGATTTTTGCCAGTACTTCCTAGCTAATGTTTTTAGTTCGTCAGCTCTAGCTTCTTCTAATTTAGTAAGTATAGTGGCTTTAAGGCTTGGGATGTCTATATATAATCGTGTGCGTTCTCCTTTTCGTATATCATCTGACATCTCATCAGTCCATAAGCCTACTCGTTTTGCTGAATCTATGATTGCTTCATCTAACCATGTAGTATCAGTCATTTATTCTTTACTCCGTTTAAGTTCTTCTATGCGTTTAGTCAAGTAGGTGTAAGGCACTATATGAAAACGCTCTGCTGGTGAGTATTTTGGGTCTGGCTCGTATTCAGTCCAGCCCCTAACACCAATTAGCTCATCTATCCGTGCCTTTGCTACTTGGTCAGATATGAGATTGGTAGCTTTATCGGTGAAGTAGTCTAGTGACTTGAACATACGCTCGTTTACTTCTTCTGGTGTAGCTGTGCCGTCTTTTAGGTCGTGTATTTGGTTCTGACCGTCCATTATCGCAAAACTTATTAGCTCTCGTATATCTCTTTCTATTGCATGTTCTGTAGTGTGGGTCATAGCTCTGCCTCCAGTTTGGTTAATACATCAGTAGGTACACCCCTGCCAGCTTCATATAAATGTGGCTGACCTTTTTTATCGTGAGCTTTAATCTTAAATATGGTTGTCTGCTCCCTTACCTCTGCTAATAGCTTTAGCTTTTCGGTGCGGATGATAGTTTCCGTATATTGGTCAATTATTTTCATCATCTTGTTTGCTTTTGTCCGCCGTGTTTCACCCTTCCAACCAAACATAAATACCAACCTATCAAATAGTTTTTTTCTTTCTGATGGCTTTTTCAACTCATCTTCACTAGCTTGATTGGTGTCTGTCATAGCTCTGCCTCCTCAAAATAAGCGTCAATTTCCTCGATAGTCTGAGAGTGAATCCAATATTCCGATGATTTTATTTTCGCCCATTCATCCTCAGTTAATCCCATAGACATGGCGAGACTGCCTGCATCATTTATACTATATAGGGCATGTTCAAAACCTGTTATCTGCTGAATTGCCATAGTAAGCATGTCTTCATTGTTTTTGCTCATAGCTCTGGCTCCTTATGTGGGTTAGGTTGGGTGGCATCAATAGTTTTTGCTATATCAGATAGTGCATCGCCAAACTCACACTTTTTATGGACATAGCTGAATGGGGGGTACTGTTTCACCATATCTTTGTCATCAATATCTACTGGCTCTTGGCAGATTGTGCATACTATTATTCCACCAGTTCCATCTGAATATGTTTTACTCATCTTTCCCTCCAAACTACTTAACTTTATATATTATTCCGTTGTTGCCACCGCAGGTGCAATCTACACTACAGGCTATAAAAGGATTACTCACAGCTTCCCTCCAAACCGCTTATTTGCTTTGTTATCTATTTGATACCATCGTTTTTTTCTAATCGGCTTGCCCTCTAATACTGATATTGCTATACCTGTAGCTAGCTCTCGTATTTCTTGACGTAGTGTATTAAGAATTTTTTCGTAGACTATTTCTTCTACACGGTCTAATTCGTTCTCATCTACTGCTATGTAATATATTTTTTTACTCATCACTTCCCCCATTTCCTATTTGCTTTGTTGCGTAACTCTTGGCGTGCTAGCCTGGTTCGTTTTACCTTGCAGGTTTTGCAAGTCCTGTAACCAGTCTTTGGTACATACAGGTTATTGCCAGATAGCGGATGACCTTCTAAACAATGCGTTTTTTTACCATTATAGCTATGGATACCAGTTGGCGGTTTAAGGCGACCATTAACTTTAGCGTGGTCAATATTTTCTTTGTACGTTACCCACTCTAGGTTCTCCACCCGATTGTCTTCCCTGTTGCTGTTCTTGTGGTTTACGCATCTTTTATTTTTTGGGTTTGGCACAAATGCCTGTGCTACTAGCCTATGTACCGAATAGTGTTTGTGGCTACCGTTAACGCATAAGTCTACTCGTAAATAACCAGCGTTTGTTAGCGATGATTTCATAACTCTACCTGGTGATGTTTTCATCTTACCCCAACGACCTAATGTCTGGCGTGATAGTGACCTAACATTACCATAGTTGCTCACTTCGTATAATCCTTTGTATCCTTGTATTTCTCTATATAATTCCATACTTTAATTTTATCATCTTCACACAATAACTTCAATAGCTCCATCACCTCACCTAATATATAGGCGTTTATAGCGGTTTCTGCATCTGTAATAGATGTTTCAAACGCTCTGACATCTTCGTCCACTCCTAAAACGCTTCCTTTTGCATGGATAATAATGCTTGATTGCCTAAATTCATTTAATATATCTCGTATAGAGTTAGGTGTGTCGGTCATAGCTCAACCTTTTCACTACCCCAGTCTTTTTCAAGACGCTCACTAATCTCTGACATTTCTTCTATAGTTACACCGTTTTCAGCCATTACGGCAAAAAATGCACCATCTGGTAGGTCATCATATAGCTCCATTAGTCCTTTAATTTCTTCGTATGTCTTACTCATTATTATCCTCTCTTATATTTACTGCATATCATCAGCTGATATACCTGTTTGTAGTAGTGCATAGTTTGCACATGACGGGTTATTGCAGGTGTGGAATGTTAGTGTTTGAACGTAATAATCAATCAGTTGGCTGTCGCATTGTACGCATGGTCTATTAGCGGTAGTGGTGTAAACCACTGGCTCAATGTTTTTTCTTTCAGTCATATATGTGCTACCTCCTTGTGTTGTTACTGTATATACTCCGTTACGCTCCCTTACTCTTGTGTACTCTTTTTTGGTGTGTACATTACGCCATTTTCCTTGTAACTCTCTGTGGTTCTTTAGCATGTTATCCTCTCTTATATTAGTTATGATGGGTGGTAAAGCTAGTAGTAGTTGGTACGATGCGTTGCCACATCTCTATCTACAATCTTGTTACTGTCATAGGCAAGGTGCAAGTAGTCGCTGTCATGATTGACCACGCCCGCACAGCTATCCTCCAAGGGCTCATTACACCCTGGAGGACACAGGAGTCGAACCTGTTGGCTACCTGCACTATACCTATGACTTGTTAATGTACTTGGTACGGAACGTAGGTATTGCACCTACCCAGCCCTAAGGCATCAGATTTACAGTCTGAACAGCGTCTTTAGCTGCATAGTTCCGCTCAGTTCTTGGCTGTTACTTAGGCAAACTTTGCAAAGTGGTCATTTAACTATTCAGCACCAAGTTCTTGGCTGCTGAAAACCTGGAGCTATGCTTACCAATATCTCTTACGAGTCCAGTCCATTTAACGTGTTCCCTGTACCACTGGCATACACCAGAGGCGACACGCACCAAGTTTGTTAAAGTTCTGTTACTTTAGTAAAACCATTGAGTTCTTCTAGTGTGAAGCCCTCGGCTGGCTGAACCTTATAGTGGTTGTCAGTCTGAGTTCCGTAGTTGTCTTTGACTTCTAGTTTAGGCTCATTTGGCACCAAAACACCTGTTGGTAATGGTTCTCCACTTAACTGTACAAGCCCTGGCTCCTTAAAATCTGCCATAACATGCTTAACAAATAAATCTGTAGCTGTATATGCTATAGCGAAGATTTCTACAAAGAATACAACCCAGAAAGCTACTTTCGTCTTCATTACTTAACCCCTTTCTTGTATGAACCGCGCTTCTTACCTTTATCACTTCTAACTTTGCGTTTACGCTCATATTCTATTGGGTATTCTTCTAAACTGTTAATATATACTGCGTTCTTTTGTCGTAGCAGAAAGAATGACAGTAATGCCACCGCTAGTGCTACCAATACTATATAAATCATATCCTCACCTTTCTATGATGCTTATGTTAAAAAGGAATGTCATCCAAGGAGATTTGTTCGTCCAAATCAGCTGGCATATCTTTATGTGAAAATTCATCGGTGGTTACGACCTTGCCACTTTTCTCTCGTGCTTCAAACGATTCGTTGACCTTTTTTTGTATCCATGCTGGCAATTTATCAAGGTCCACATCTTTGTAATTATCAATGTCAAACAGTATGGCTGGCTTTTTAGCTTTAAAGTCTTTATTGGTTACTGGTAAGACATTCGCAACTTTAGCATAGCCATTATCATTGTGCATGACCTGTATAGTACAGCCCTTGCCAAGTAATGTAGACATGTCAAAGCCTTTAAGCTCTTCATCAGTAAATCGCTTACCACGCCACGACTCTAAGTCTTTGCGTAAGTTGGCTTTTTCATTTAATGAGACCGTGTACTCCTTGGCAATCAAACCCTTTTCAGTTTCCCACTGTACTATCATCTTCTTCTGCACCTTATCAGTACCGTCATCGTTCTTAAATGGTGTGCGCTGTGTGCCTACGCCAGCTATGAGAACTGCTATTGCTGGGTACATGCCCTCATCTAGCTGTTCGTAGGTACCGTTACCCGTGTCAGATATAATCATCTTATTTCTCCTTATTGCTTAATTTATTTATCCAAATATCTTCGGAACAACATGTAGTGTTTACTTCCTTCTTTTTAGTGTTCAGCTTTCTAGTGTGTGGGTTGCCAAATGAGCAATAACCAACCTTCCAGCCGTCACACTCACAAGGAGGCAATTCATTGCGGTCTACATAACCCTTCAACAGCTTTATGCGGTCAGTCACTTTCTTCGCAAGGTCAGTGGTAAGTGTAATGCGTAACTCACGCCCCACATAGCCATCATCCTTACTAGCAAAGCTCAGTACTGCATAGCGCATGTTCGGATAGCCATTTTGTCTAGCTAGTAGCATGTAGCAAACTTGTTGGTAGACATAGTTCTTGTTATCAGCCACCCAGCGCTCAAAGCCTCCTGGCTTATCAAGGTCACGCTTAATATAGTTGAACCATTCAGACCTAACAGTTTTCATATCGACAATAAACATCTCCCCACTATCGTCTTTAGCGATAATGTCTGGCGTACCACCGTACCCAAGCTCTTTGTCAATCCATTTACTGTCTATGCCGTCTTGGAACCACTTAACTAGCACTCCCTGCTCTTTGTAAGCTCTGGCGACAAACGCCTCCCACAACCGACCAATCTCGAAGTTTACTAATGCTCCATAATTTGGTGGTGTAGTATCGGTTATACCGTTCAGCTTGTAAAAGTGTGCTCGTAAACATCCACCGAGGCTACTTGGAGAAATAACGTCATACGTTTTCTGGGGTAGGCTCTCCATGTAGCCCTTTAGTACTTGCTGTGATACCGTACTCCAGTCAAACATTACATTGTCCCCCCATCTAAATCTTTCATAAACTCATCGAGCCATTTAGAAAATGGTCGTTCATACGGCTCTGGTTGCTCTAAGGGGCTCATTGTACTTCATCCCACTCTACTGGTTCTATATCCTGCCCAATATCAAGCTGTGTACCGTATAGGCGAACCCATAAGTCTTCTAATGCCATTACGTAACCTTTATATTGTTGGTGCATGTATGGGTTATCAGAACAGTCTACTTCAACTGTTCTAGCCTCAATCATGCTAGCGATTTCTTCTTCTAGTTTTTCTTTTACTGTTTGTAGACTTTTGTCTACGACTATCTGCTTCATGTCTTCATCCTTAATGGTATATGACGTTTGCATTTCGTGCCCCTTTCTTAATTGTTAATGCTTTTACATTACACCCGATACACGCTACTGTCAACATTATAATTACAACGTTTATTTACCTCTGTTATTTGTGGATAAATAGTCGGTTGGGTATGAGTAATCGCAGAACTTGCACTTCATTATATAGGCCTTACTTTTACCCATACTGAACGTGCCCGTATGCTCATATCTATGAAGACAATAGATGCTCTCTGGTGAATAGTGAATCTTCATTACGTTTTCAACGAACAATTGCTGCTCTTGGCTTTTGTAGTCTTTCGTTACCCAGCGATTGCGAACATCTGCCACAACGCTGGGTGTAACTACCGCCTCTTTCTTGCCATTATACGGCTTTATAAACTCTAGCCGTAGTGCCATTACCAGGGCGCTCTTTCAAAAAAGTAATGCCATAACTGGTAACTTGTCCATGCCATAAATAGTATGGACACTATAAACCAAAATACCTTTTCCATATATCCTACCTTTCTAGTACCAGTGTGGGTTCCTACTCTGCCATGTGGCAAGAGCACTGCTCCATGTGCCATATCTATTCTTGATGTACTCGTCCATCCAGCGTAGCTGACAGACTGGGTCAGTTTGCCACTGAGGACAAACATTTGCTAGTTTGCTACAGGGTAGTGCTTGCGGTATGCCACAAGCCCCACTGCTAGCATTACGTGCTGTTGGCCGACATCCACTCTCATTTAGTATGAGTGTCCTGGTGGCGCTATTGATTGGTATACCAGCTTGGGTCATCCAATCTTCACAACTGCCACGGGGCGGTATAACTGATACTGTGTTAATGTGCTCAAACTTCGTAGCCTCTAACGGCTGTAAAACCTCGACTTTTTTCTCTATAGTGGTAATTGTTGGTCCTGTTTCTAGGTCCAAACCACTTGTTCCTAGATATTCCATAGTCACTATACCAAGTAAAGTGGCGATGAGAATATATGTTAGTTTTTTCATTGTACTCGCATCAAACGATGCTTTATTTGTTCCTTTGCTTATCATAATTGCCCACTTATAAGCATAAGTTTACTAC